GTATCAGTTTTTGGGGTTTCCGAAACAGTTTCAATTCCTCTTTTAATAAGCCTGATTTCTTTTTCAAGTGAGGCAATTGCTTTTGTAATTCGTCTATCTCCATTATGCTGTTTATCAGTATTTTGAACATAATCAATAAACCCTTCGATTAATTTATCTTTTACTGATTGCATTACGCTAATTAATTCACTTTCAGGTATCAATCCATTTGAATCTATCGGATTCCCGTTGATATAATGAAAGTCCATTGCGATATTATCTTCTTTTTTCTCAATTCCTAAATAATTACCCATGTATCCGATTGCTTCATTTGGAGTCATTATTCCTGAAGTAATTAATTTAACGCATCGTTCAACATCATTGTCAATTTCGGTCAGGTCAATACTTTCTAATTCAAACCACCAGTCTGTAATTTCCAATGTAGGGAATATCTGATAATTCATAATATGGTTAAAAACATTTTGTCTTGGCCTGATAATGCTCTGATAATAGATTACCGTCGATTCTCGACCAAGATTGCCAGCGAGTTGCCCTGTTTCATAAATACCCATTCGATACGGAGGCATCCCGTGAGCACCGATTATTTCGTCTCTATTGTCATTCCTGTATAATCTGAATGATGCATCTTTCACTTCAACACTCAACGGAGTTACTTTTACCTCAACAGTTCCAGTTCCACCTTCTGATTTGGGAATTGTTAATATCATTATGCTTTGAGGATTATTTACTATTTCCTGAAATTTATCTTCAATTTTTTGGGCTAATATTGTTTTCCCTGTTTCAGGGTCAATATCTCCAGGGTCAAAATCCCCTAATATGCTAATCATATATGCTGGAACTCCATAATTAGCAAAAAATGAAATGTTATAATCCCTTCGTGAAATATCTCCCGTTATTGCCCCAATTGCAGGAATAATATCTGGAATGCCATAGAAAAACGACCTTGGCGTGTAATTGATACTCCATATAACTTCATTCCCCCGTTTTTCCTTATCCAATGTTTTGGCAACTACTTCTTGGCCTGTCAGCATGTTAATATCTTTTTCATAATCAAAATTCCTAAACCAAACTTTGTTGTTATTCCGTGATTGACAATATTTATTTCCCGTTTTGTGAATCCTGATAGTATGCGCTGGAATATGATTGATTAAACTTACAGCACCATCAAAGCCATTTTCCTCCCTTGCGATTTCCATTGCGAAATATCCCATTGTTTCCTTATCAAGCTGTAATTTCTTGAATGTTTCCTCAATTGGCATTTCCTGATTTTTAAACATTTCTTCGATTCTGGTTTTTTGTTCTTCGTTTGGATTTTCGTTTAATGGAAATAATTTCCACCCGTTGCCTGCAACATCTTCGGCCTTTGTTCTACATGCCCGATTATGGTAAGTATTTATTTCAATCAATTTAGCCAAACTTAAAGGGTCGTATAATGGCTCTAATAATCCATAATTCGAATAATCTTTAGATGCAAATAAATCCTTCGGCAATTGCTTCGATTTGGAATATCCATCGAGAACATCTTTTTTGATTGCATGTCCTTTAGTGGTAACAACAAAATACGGCGTCCATTTATTTTCTTTCATTTTCTACCTCCTTTCCTAATTTCATTATTTTATCATTTATACTTTTTCTGCAATCCTCATATCCCTTTAAATAATCATCTGTAAAACTGCTGAATCCCTTATCTTTAGACCTTTTTCGTTTCCACAATAAATAATCTTCTTCAATAAGGATTTTATTTAATTCTTCTAATTCAATTTTCATTTTCTTACCCCACAGATATTTTAATTATCTCATATCGTTTAGTTTCTTTATCATACTCAATTTTATAATCAAAGGCATCTTCTTTGTAATATAAATCTTTTACCTTTTTCATTCCTGCTTTCTCTAATCTTTTAATTAATCTATTAAATTTGGTTTCTTTGTTATAATCAATAAGTTGTATTTCTCCAACATATTCTAATTCATTATCCTTTTTGATTTTCAAAAAAGCAATTACATTTGTTATTTGTATATCATCAAAAAATCTCTCATAATTTTTACTTGCTAAACTGTAATGAGTTCCTTCCGGTAATTCTATATTCATTTTCTTACCTTCCCTGTTTTTAACTTAACCTTTTTTGGCTTGAGTTCTTCGATAATCTTATCTCTCTTTTTTGAATTACAACTTTTACATGCTGGCACAACATTTTCTTTTATATTGTGTCCACCTTTGCTTATTGGAATTACATGGTCCCTTGTTGGCAAATTATCTTCATCGAATTCACAAACACAATAAGCACATCTGTAATCATAATCTTCTAATATCTGTAACCATTCTTCTGATGTTAGAGTATTTATCATTTCTCTTTCTCTTGCCCTTCTTTTTGCTGAATCCCTTTGTATTTTTGTTTGACCTTTTTCTGTCTGATTCCACATCTTATTATATTGTTTAGCATATTCCCTTATATGTTTCTTATTATCTAATTTCCATTTTTTAGTGCAATTCTTAACTTTTTCTGGATTATCTTTGGCGTATTGTTTTGAATATTCTCTATTCCACTTTAATAATTTTTCTTTATTTTCTATTCTATACTTTTTTTGATATTCTTTATTTCTTTCTAATATCCTTTTTTTATTCTTTAAATAATATTCCTTTTTGTAATTGGCTATTTTCTCTTTATTCTTAATAGCATATTCTTTATCTTTCTTTTTTTTGTATTCCTTATTTTTCTCTCGCCATTCTTTCTGATATGCTTTTAAATAATTTTTTCTATCAATCACGCTTTTTCCCTTTTACCTTTAGGTTAACTTTCTTGGGTTTTAATGTTTCGCCTCTTTTAAGATTCAACCCCATCTCTTCACATACACTATTATAACAGCATTGATACCAAAATCCATAATTATCTACTCTACCGTATTTCTTGTTTATTTTATCCTGTACTTCTATTGCCGGATAGCCTTCTCTGATTAAATCTTTCATCTCCTCTGATATTTGCCTTGCTAACATAATAACCCCCTAATTAACATAAACTTTAGCCCTGCCAGATGTCGTGCATTGTGGAATATATCCAACTGTATCAACAATATCATCGTGTTGCCCTTCAGGGAATGCGGTTAATTCGTCTTCAAAATCCCCTAATGATGGGAGCTTATTCCAAATATAAACCTTCCCCGTTTCAAATTTGGCACTCATTCCCATTGCCCTTGATACTTTATCCCCTTTCGGCATCAATTTCTTTACAGATATGTCCGTAAAAACATTTACCTCATCAGCCAATGCAGTTTGGAATTGATTTGATTCTATTCCCAGCCAACACAATGGAGAATTCCTTCTGTAATTTTCAGGCACATATCGTTTTTGTTCATTCCAGCTATATCGCCCCCTCATTAAATTAAATATATAAATATTCCCTAAATCATCTACCCCAAATGTCAACACAACAAAATAGTCTGCTGTTTCCTTTTTGGAAATTGCCATATCGCAAGTCTGGTAACATTTTAAATCATTCAGCGCAACCTTTCTTCCATCTGTAGTTATGAAATGCATTTCACCATTTAAGATTTCTTTTTTGAAATACTTAAACCATTCGCGCTTGAATATTTTTCCTTGTTTCATGAGTGTAGTGTCATTTTGATACTGTGAATTGAATGCGATTGAGCCTCGTTTATTTTTGATTTTCAATAATTCTTCAATTGGCATCATTTCAGGCCATAATGAATCTCCATTATCCTGTATCGCTTTATGGTTATTCAAATATTGATTATTGAATATTCCTTTTGCTATCATCCTACCGTATAAATCATCGTCATGATAACGACTACCGTTATAATGCACATGTCCTCCAGGTTTCAACATAGGAAGTAAAGTCATGTTGATAATATTTTCCAAATCATCTCTGCGATATTTGGTTTTTACATTTTCATAATCAACAACATCATCTAACAATAAATCGTCAAAATGGCTACCAGTTCCTTGCCCGATTCCCAATGCAGTAATGGATGCTTCTTTGTTTATTTCTGTTTTCCCAATAATGCTTATTTCTTTATTAGACCATAAATCACCAGGTGCTAAATATGGAAACAACATTCTCAGGAGTTTGTTCTTTTCCAATTGCATCTTTGTTTCCGACATAAATTTTACAGCTTGTTCTTGCGTATCAGATACAATTGCCAATTGCTTATTCGGATTCAAAATCAATTTGTAAATACTTCTTACAACGCCCCTGATTGTAGTTTTGGCAAATCCCCTCGGGCCTAAAGTCAATTCGTCATCATCAATTAATCCTTGTTCGAACCATTGCCGATGGAATAGCTTAAATTGGTATTTTGGATATAACACTTCGGCAAGATAAAACGGGTCGCTATTGATTGCTTTTCGAATTGTCATCAGGCATAAATTTGAGTTTTTTAATTGCTCGTTCTGTAAGGTCAATAAGGCCATCCATTTCCTCTTTGTTTAATTTCATTTCTCCCGAATGTTCAATTTCCTGTTTGTCTTTCCAACGCCCGCCACTTCGGTTTTTTAACCAGAATATTTGAGCTACAACATTTCCCTTCATTCCAGAATTGTATAATGAATCTTCCATTGCTTGAGTTCTTGAATCCAACACTTCATTAACTTTCTCATCGAATTCAGGATTTTCCTTTCGCCATTTCCAAATGGTCGTTCTGTTAGTTCCAGCAGCTTGGCATGATTTATCGAATGTTGCCCCTGATTCCAATGTTTTTAGGAATGCCTCCATGATTAAATTTTTTCTTTCGTCTTTAATTATTGGCATGTTTCCCCCTTTTTATAGTGTTAATTTTGTTAGCTCTGTCTATCTTAATTAATTTCATTCCATAATTGTTTATTTCGTTTTTTAATTCTATATCATCTTTAAATATTAATTTTTGTCTGAAATGTTTTTTATAATCTATATAGTGATGGTATCTTCCCCATCTCCATACTACTTTACAAACGTCTGGATGCATTTTAGCTAATATTACTGATTTCGGGAAAGTTCCAACTTTGGAATATAATTCACTTGTATTTCCGCCTTTCATTCTTTGAGTTGCTGTTTTCTTTTGCAGGAATGCACAAAATAATACCGTGCACCAATCACCCTTGAGCATTCGCAATGATAAATCAGTATCTTCATTGAATCGCAATCTCCAACGATATGGTAAATCATTTCTTATCAAATTGCATGAATAAATCCTTGAATTTATTATATATGGTTTTTTCTTTGTTTTCCTGTGAACAAATGTTTCATAATGGAATCCCGCCATTCCTATATTTTTATATCTCAACACAAAATCCTCTGCACATTTAAATATAGTTCCATCTCCTACCCTGATTTTCCTGTTTCGATTCAATCTGTAAAATTCCCTTATATTGTCGTCAATTATCCAATGCCACTCATGTCCTTCTGAAATGGAATGTTCCCAGGCAAAATTTCTTGCAGGCCCTGAGCCTTTCCCTAATTTATCTCCAAAATCATCAAATGTTTGATATTCGTCTTGGTATTTTTTCGGCAATATCAACAATTTGTCTTCACCAATGGAATCAGCATATTGTTTAAATTGTTCTTCTTCAACGATAACTTTATATGGCACTTTTAAAGTGTCAAGGCATATCATTGTTAATTTGCTATCCCATCTTGATTTTGACGGAATGTAAATCGGGAATTTAGGATTCACTTGTATACCTCACATCTATTTTATGGTCTATTTCAATAATCGGGAACCAGAGATATTTTGTTTTATCCGTAATTTTTTGATTGATTAATTTCGCAAATCTTTCAACATCATTTTTGTCTTTAAAATGAACTATCACCGATTGAAACGGAGTCTGGTCGTCTTGTATAAATTCAGGCATGTCCTTCCAATTTTCCTGATAATTTTCAATATCCATATCTGGGAAATTAAAGCCCCATTCATTTAATTCTTCCAAATCCCATTCGTTTGCCAACATGTCATAATCATAATCGCCGAATTCCATGTTATCGAGTATAATAAATTGCCGTTTTTCCTTATCGGTCAAATCAGATGCATTCACTACCCATTCGTTAGGTATTTCTTTATATCCCAAATCTTTTAATGCCTTATATCTTAAATTCCCTCCGAGTATTATGTTTTCGTTGTTTATTACAATTGGTCGGTATTTTAACATTTTTGGAAAACTTTTAATGTTTTCTTTGATTTTATCAAACCGTTCTTTTTTCACCGTTCTTGGATTTTTTGGATTCAACTTAATTTCACTTAATTTCATTATTTGCTCCTTTCATGCCATTGATTATTTTTCCAATAATAGTCAAATATCCCCTTTTCATTCCAACATGGAATATCTCCACGAATTGAAGTGAATCTACATATTTTGCAATATTCATGAGCTTTTCTATTTTTATTTTGGACTTTATCCCTTACATCTTGCATATATTCACTAAACCAAAATTCAAAAAAATCATGAATTCCGCCTTTGATATTCCCAAAATGCCCGACAGTATGCCTCATATAATCGAAACAACAAAAAGGGAAAGTTCCATCCCAATTTACACTTGCAAATTTAAAAGGTATATCACATCTTCTTTCAATTGTTTCCGTAACAGGATATATTCCATGTTTGCTTGCTTCTTTCCAATCCAAATCATTCAAATATGTAGTAAAATATCCTCTACTTTTTTTACGTTTCGACCAATTTGAAGGATTTTCTGCCAGCATAATTACATGAATATCAGGATTATTTTGGTAAGTAAAAACACTTGGTGCATCGTCTGGCTTGTCATCTTGATAATACCAATAATATCCTGATTCTTCTGCTAATTTTTTGTGGACTTCCAAAGGAGAATACATGTCAACAAATATCATATTTATTCCTGCATCAAATAATTGTTTATAAGTTAATTTTCCATTGAGCAACTGCGTTCCATTAGTGTAAGTCAATATCTGCAAATGAGGGCAAATCTTCCGTGCTAATGTTAAATATTCCAACAAATCTGGATGCAATGTCGGCTCACCAGCATTGCAAAATTCCAATCTTCCGTATGGCGTTAATTTTTGGATAGTTTCGCATAATGCAATGAATGTCTCTTTATCCATAAATTTCAATTCACCTTTAGGGAATAATCTTGTCGGGCAATGCCAACATGCTAAATTACAGCCTCTAACCAATTCTACGAACCATGCCCAGAAATTAAATTTTCCTAAAGGCCTTTTAGGATTTTTATACATGCTATTGATGTATTTTATCAATCCATAAGATTTTATTTTACTCATAACAACCCCTTAAAATATGTTATTGTTTCCATTAATCCTTTTTGCAATGTTATTTTAGGATTCCATTTTAATTTATTCATTGCCAAGGAAATATCAGGCTTCCGTTTTATCGGGTCATCTTCTGGTAATTCTTTAAATATTATTTTAGATTTTGAATCCGTAAGTTCAATAATGGTTTTTGCCAAATCCAAAATAGTAATTTCCTCGTATGGATTCCCTAAATTAACAGGCCCGACAATATCATTTTCCATCATTTTTATTAATCCTTCAATCAAATCGTCAACGTAACAAAAGCATCTTATTTGCTGTCCGTCTCCATAAATTGTCAAATCCTGATTTTTTAATGCCTGAATAATAAAATTGCTAATTACCCGGCCATCATCAATCTGCATTTTAGTTCCATAAGTGTTG